CGAATCGTTCGGCAAATGCCCGATAACGTCGGTCGTCGCCACGTCATTCGCGATCTCATACATCTTGAGAACGCCGCGCTCTTCAACGCCGAGGGCACTCAGAATGTCGAGCTTGGACGCGAACGCGATACCTGCACTCGGATTAAGGCCGTCCGCGAGGGCGTCCTGGTCCACGACCGTCTCGTCGTCGCGATAGAACCCGACATCGAGGTCTGTTGCACCAGTGATCGCATCGCTGATAAGCCAACCCTCGACCGGGATCTCATGCGCGCCGACACGGAACAGGGCCTTAACGTCCCCTGCCGCGTCTGCTGCTGCCGTTTCGAACGTGATGCAACGGACCGTTTCCTTCACCCCGCTGGACTTCTGGGGCTCTGTCAACTTTCCCGCCGCAACATTTGAGTCAACGAAAGTAAAAGCCATAACTCACTCCTTCTGGTTGCGCCGAGTCTTAGTCGGTCGTTGTGACTTTTTGCACGAGGACACCTTCGGTCCGAACGGCACCGAGAGTCCAGTTCACCTGCACCTGCTTGGTCTGCACCAAGTCGGTCCGCTCCTGAACCTTGATCTCGAACTGCTTGGGCATCGCATAGCAAAGACCGCGAGTGCTCATCGCGATACAGCTGCGGGTGCCGGAAGTCACATTCAAGACCGGGTTCGTCGCGTTGGCGGCGAACTTGATCAACTTCAATCCAACCACATTCTGGATGGACCCCTTCTCGACATTGTACTCGCGATTGTAATCGCCGGAGGTCAACTCGAGCTCGCTCATCAACGCGGTGTGCTCATCCCCTGTGATACAGAAGATGAAGTCTTCCATCATGTCGTTGCCGACATCATTGTTGATGAAGTTCTGGATGATCTCAAGGAGCTTCTCATAGGTCAGACCCCCCGTGGCTGTGACCGTGGCGCCCCCGTCGTTCGCGAACGTGACCGCTGTGTCCATGTCCTCGCCGGTGTAAACCGTGGCCAAAGAGGCCTCAACACCGATGCGGTCATAAACACGAGCCATCGCCATCGCGCACGCGCGAGAGAACTCGGCTTCCTGATTGATCAGAACCTTCGACGCATCATCCTCATCAAAAGGAAGCGTCAAAGAAAAACGCCGACGACCGATCTTCCTGCGGGTAACCTTCAGATCCGAAAATGTCACGGCGTTGAACCGACCGTTCAACTCCTGCGCCTCGATGGACCCGATGCCATCATAAGCGTACTGCTTCGCCGTCAGCTGCTTGACCTCAAACAGGGGCGCGAAACGCGCTTTCATCTGTTGAGCAGCCAAGTGAACTGCCGAGGAGAACTGAATGACCTGTGCTGTTTCGATTTGTGCGGCCATACGTCACCTCATTTGGTTAGAAAGTATACTTTGCCAGAGTACGCTCCCCACCAGTCTTGGTGGACGTGTCGCCTGTGTGGTAGGCTTTACCGCGGACACCGTAGTGCTACCCGCTTGATTTCAAGATACAGAACAAAAATAATTTTGTCAATAGACAAAACGATTTATTTTCTCAAGCCCGCAATCCGCGTGAAAAGCTGTTGTACTTTCGCGCGCGCCTGTTCATGCCCAGGATCGCGGAAATCGCGATACGCTGCTGACTTCATCGTCTCCTCGGCCTCGCGTTGGAGGGAGGCGGGGTCTCCACCAGCAGGAGCGCCCCCGCCCGGGGGATTATCCTCAGCGATATAATTTTTATAGATGTTGTCGATAACCACAGTCATCGCAAACAACTGCTCGTTGCTCATACCGTCGAGAGCTTTACTGATCGCTTCCTTATGCTCGGCGGGAGCCTGCTCAGACATGATGCCCTTCACCCGGTCAAGGGTCTTCTGCTTTTCAGCACCGAACGTCTTATCCAGAAGGGCTTCGAATTGTGTTTCACGTGAAACCTTTTCGGCCTCCGCTTTCTCGGCCCGCATCTTCTCGCCAACCGCAATCTGATTCTCGTACCAGGACATCAACTTCTCTGCCTGCTTGGGATGGATCCCCGCCTGTGAGAGAGCCTCCTTAACAGTCTTCTCATACTCGGGAGTGCGCTTACCTGCCTTGGAAAACTCAGTCTCCGGAAGCACATACTGGGCGAGATCCTTGGGCTTCAGCAAGCTGAAGAACTTTTCAAACTCCTCAGGCGTTGCGTTCTCCGCCGGGATGCCTGCTGGGCGAGAGCCGATAAGTTTCTGAGCATTGTCGAAATCCTTCACAATAGAGACGAAATCTTTCCCCTTGAAATACGGCTTGTCCCGGTACTCGGGAGGGAGTGCCGTGGCCATATCCAAATCTGGGGGCGTGTAGGCCGGGGGTGTGCCGGCCGGGGGTTGGTTGGGAACTTGAACCGTGGTTCCCGCCGGGGGTGTGCCTCCGTTACCGTCTCCTCCGTCTTGATTCCGATAAAGTCTGATTAACATAGCATCTCCTTATTCATCATTGGTATGGGGATAATCAATCTTTATACGAGTCTCTGGTTTGATGACCCGGTAGATATCTTGAAATAGCCGTTGAACATAGGCTTGGGCGATAGACCCAAGAGGGTTTATTTCATGGCTGGTCGGATCACCTACAATGGTGCTGCGGGTATGGAAACAACGGTGGGCGAGCCAACGGAAGAAGATCATCCCGGCTTTGGTTGAGGCGATCTCATTGATCGCTTTGATAACCTGGTCGTCGTTCTTCGGGTTCTTAGCCTCTTGGTCGGCCATGGCCTGTCTTTCTGTGGCGCTCTGCGTGGTGCTTCTTACAAAGCCACACTACCTCGTATGGTTTAGCATAATCTTCGTGATGCGCTTCGCCTCCGGAACCGCACCAGCATGGTTGTCGTATCAGTTCACCTCGTCGAACCGTGCTAGCTAAAAGTTCGCGGGCTTTATATTTTTCTCTTTCGGCCTCCGCAAGTAAACCGAGGGTTTGGGGACTTGCGGTACCCCTCCCCCTCGATAAAGGTTATTAGCTTTATCCTCTCGGCCTCCCTGATATGGCGCCTTCGCGCATAGATTGTGCTTGTGCTACCTGCATACCTATCCGAGCACCCATCTCGGCCTGCTGAATCTGCATCTGCTGTTTCTGAAATTCCGCACGCGCAGCCCGTATGTCTTGTATGGTTTTGCTATCTCGCAGAACTTCTTCGTCAGTTCCGGTCAATTCAATGATCTTGTTCCTCATCTTGTCGGGATCTAAGCCGTCAAGGATCTCGGGGAACGCCTGGGCTCCGCCAATGGCGTAATCCATGGCTTGTGTCAAGCCCTGCAACTCCTCAACGCGCATGATGCGCGCTGCGGGGGAAATGAACTTGATCTTGTAAACCTTCTGCCCTTGCTTCATGGCCCTCAAGACATCCGGCGGAATGTAGAGAGGCACCATACCCGCCTTGAGGATCGCCTTCTCCTGCGGGCTCCCGCGCACGACGCCCATAAGGCCATCTTCAAGAAGCATATTAAAACAGACGCTAATGAACCGACTAAAGAACTCGGCCTCCTGCCGCTTGAAGACAGACGACAAGCCTTCGCCTCGGATCCGGTCACGGATCTGTGCCTCGCCAAGAGTCATGCGAGTCTCGTTGTTGAGGTCCATCAACTTGTCGATATAGAAGGCTTTCGTGATGTCTGTGGCGAGGGACTCAGCGATAGGATAGATATCCTGTAAATTCCCGACATCAAAAAGCTGACCCACAGGGCTGCGCTCCCCGACACCCAAGACACTGAAGACATTGACAGCGCTCGGCGAGGTGTCGATCGTATCTGACCCCAACGCCCCATTGTCAAGGAGATACAGCGGGGGGTTCAGTTTCTTCTCGCCTGCGCGTTGTAAAAGCTCCCACACGACGTTCAGCCTGGCGATCGCCGGCATGGCGAACATCGCAGGGCTTCGGCCATATTTCTCCCCCAGGGCCTTGAGGAAACGGGAGATGATTATCGGCATCTCTGCATACCCGGACTCCTTCAATTCGATCTCGCTGTCGAGTTCGAAATGCAGAGACAGTATTGGGTACGACTTGTTTCCTTTTCCGGTTGTCTTGGTTTTACGGGGTTCGATCAAGTGGATGATCTTGAACTTCGTGCTGATGTCGTTCTGCTTGTACGCGTCCTTGATCCTCGGTGACACTTTACTGAACCCGTATTCCTCAACGGCCTGGGAGGCTGTATACTCATACTCCAAAAAAACAGTGTCGACGAGCCCGTCTTTGTTCTCGTCGATAACAAAATATTTTACATTGGCGGCAAAGACACGAAGAGGGTCTGTCAGATCGCCAGTCTTCTTGACCTGTACGCCCGAGATACCAAATGCCCCCTGGTCGAGCATATATTCCTGGAAGGCAGGAATGACGCCGGTGTAGGGGTCGTCGAGAATGTCGGTGAAGATCTCGGTGGCCTGTTCAAAATATTCTTTGTTTTCTTTCGTATCCGGGATGTTTCTCGGTCGCATGAGGCGGATGGACCGTGCTCCGTTCGGCCACAGATTGCCCAGCAGGGAGGATGCCATGGTCTGATTGGCTGTCGGAGCGAGGGAACTGAAGAGCTGTTCGGTAAGGAATTCGCCGGGCTGCGGAGAGACCTGGAAGTTCTGTTTGCGCTCCATCACATACTCGCCGATCAACTGGTACATCGGGTACCACAGTTGTTTCTCGGCGAAGAGGCTTTGATACCTCTGCTTTAGGATGGAGACTCGGGAGGCTTGTTTGGCCATTATAAACTCGTCAAGAATGAACGTGCGAGATTAGTGTTGGCTCCGAAACCGGAGGTCGTGGCGGACATAAGTGACGCGCGCTTGGCCTTCTTCTCGTCTTCGGCCTTCTGCGCAAGAACAGTAGCTTCCGCCTCTTTCTGCTTCTGGGCAGCAGCTTCCGCCTGTGCGGCGTTGGCTTTCTCCTGCTTCTTGCCGACCATCTTGTCCTCGACCCATTCAAGCACCGGACCAAGCCCGCCCTTAGAAACTACTTCTGCCATATCCCACACTCCCTTCTCTACCACAGATGGTATGTTACAAAAATAAATCTGTCAAGGGGGTTTCTTAAAAATCTACATTGACCGTAAGAGACGAAGAATTGCGTTGCCTGATACGGTTCAGGGTTGAGAGGGCAGAGGGGTTTCTATTCTTGGCGACAATGTTCTTGACCCGGCCGGTGCCAGAGGTCGTGATGGCGTCGGCAACGGGAAAGGCGAAGGTTAGGACGAAGCTGTCCGCTATGTCGGGGCTCACTCCGTGTTTCTGTTTGATCTCCGTCTTGGCGGTCAGGTAAAGACGGTTGCTCGGGCTCTTCTTTTCCTGCGGGGTGAGGAGAAGATCGAACATGAACTCGTCGGTATCTGGTATGCTAACGTTGCCGTCCTCGAGCCAATCCCGGGACAGCCCATACATCTCCGCCCGCTTGTTCAGAAAGCGCACCTGGTCGATGGGTTGCTGCCCGAACTGAACAGCGGTCACCTGCCTCTTGTACCCGAGACGCACGAGTTCGTCGATAAGGCCGTAGCCATACCCCGCGTCGATGAAGACTTTATGGACGTTGAATTTCTCGATAAGCCGTACAGCGATGGCCGCCAGTTGTTGGGTCGGTGTGGCTTCATCAGCCCGGAGATCTTGATGCACTTCGTAATGGATAATTGATCTTCCTTGACGGAGAGTAAAGACAGAGCGGTCGTTCGTCCGGGCACAGTCGATGCCCATGATGACGGGCGCATTAGGCGACTTAACTTTCGAATTGCGGGCGGCGACGAGCGTCTCTTTCCGGTAGAACGATTCACCAGAGACAAGAAAAGCCTCTCTCGGGTCGCAGGG